AGAATGTCTGAAAGGGGAATTATCGGAAAATCGTCATTCATTCTTTGGATTCCTGTGGTGCAACAAAAAGACCTGCGCTTGCTTTGGCATAGGACTCGTCGGAATATGGTTCTCCGGTCACGCCTTCAATAATCTTCTTGCTGACTTCATTCAAATTTAACTTTGTTTCAACAGGCTTTTCTTCCATAAAGTCTCCTTAAAAAGTACGTGCAGGGAAAGAATTGGAAATATCGCTGGATTTCTCAAAAGGTGTGTCCATTTCCAGCGGGAAGTAATTGGTGCGTTTGAGTTTCGAGCGAGTAGAACTGGCTTGAGCAACCATCTGCTGAGTCGCTTGTTTACCAAAATACGGGGAAAGGTCCACAGCAAGACAGTTCACAATCGCCGCCTCATAGCCCAAAGGCATAGAGAGAGTCGTTGTCAGAGTCAAAGGGGTAGTCCCCGTTAATTGTCGTTGGCAGTACAAACTGACGACATAGGCCGCATTGGGAACGGGGTAGAAGAACATCTGAGCGTTCGGGTACGCCGTATCATAGTAGAACTTGCGGGGGATGGATTGGACGTTTTTAACGGGAATAGCGTTCCATTCGTCTTGGTCCATCTGGTCTATCGGATAGTCGATATTTGACAGAGTTGCCCTCATGGACGTAATAGCTACGGGTCGTCCATTAGTCAAAAGCGAGGTCGAATAGGCTTGAGTACCCCCGACCATGTTGAAGGTTTCTACATCATTGGCGTAGATCATGCCCTTTTCGTTCGACCAAGAATCCAGCATCCTCTGGAGGATTCGGATAACAAGCTGAGAATCTCCACTCGTAGGCGTCTGGTCCTGCCCTAGCACACCGGCCAGGAACATGGAATCCGTAACCAGAGTGGAGATAGTTGTCATTCCATTGCTTTCAGGGCGGTCTTGGTCATTTTGGGAATCTTGAAGTCGGTAACGTCTGTACGGGCTTCAATATCTTCTGCCTTGGCTTGTTCTGCTTTTTTGATTTCAAGGCTTTGTTTGAAAGAGGGCGCTGTAATTACGCCAAACTCAGCGGGTGACGTTTTCCACTCGTCGCCAAGGGAGAGCATTTCAGCCTCAGAGTGAACGATTTTTGCCACAAGGCGGTCGTTCTTTTCTGCGTACATGAAACTTGGGAATTGGACATGGGTATAGACGGGTTCTTTTTCCATCTTGCCATTGGGTAGCTTTCGACCAAAGAATTTGTGAACAGGCGGTTCCCAATCGTTATCAAGCGCGGTGGTTTGGTCTTTTGGAAGTTCGCTGTAATCAATGGTTTTCATGGTTTCCTCTAAGGTTAAGAAAAGGGGCAGAGTTTCCCCTGCCCCGTTACGTTACGCTGCAACCTGTTGCGAAGCGTTTTCCGGCAGGGGTGTGGCCCAACCGTACAGTGCGTCAACCCGATTAGCCACGGTGTCGGTAGACAGAGCAGCCTGACGGAACACGCGCAGGGAGAAGCCGTCTTGTGAACGGACAGTACCCCAGCCACCGAACTCAGCCAAGTCAATCATCTTGACCACAGCGAGTTCAAAGGCATCTTCGTGCCATGCCAAGTTACGGGCATAAGACGTAGCAGCCGTACCGTTGACGGTGATCGCGGCGTTATCAGCAGGCGCGGCAGACACGTTCTGGAACGGTCCTGCGCTGATGATTGCCGGAGAGATAACAGCGGTCAAGTTACCAGCGCCGTCCGAAGCAACCGTAGCGGTCACAACAAACTGCATCGGGACACCCGTGGTTTGCAGAGTCACCGGATTCACCGAGTTCACGTTGGCAATGGTAAACACGTCGCCTGCGTTCAAACGGGTAGCGGCAGCAGCCGTCCAGCCGTCAGTAATCAGGGAAGTCGTGTTAGCCCAACCAGTCGTAATGCCTTGTGAAGCACCGTTGACCAGAGGAGTACCACCCAGCGGGCCGACAGTGTGACGGGCAATGTTTTGCGACATCGCCAGCTTCAGACCAATGGTGTTGGTCCCGTCCACGAAAACGCCGTCCTGGTATTGCTTGGCAATCTGGTTCTGCGCTTGGAAAAAGCCAGTCAGCGCAGCCACTTGGGAGGCGTTCGTCGCTTGGTCATAAGCCATGTAACGCTTGCCATCCCGAGGGGTAGAGAAGTCGTCCAGCTTCTTGCCGATGTCGAACAGGAAGGACACGTTGTTCGGGGAAGTACCGGCAGTACCCGTGAGGTTACCAACGGTATTTTTCGCGTTAACGTAGCCGTCAATGTCGATTTGCTGAGCCACCTTGATAATCTGTGGACGCAGAACTCGGTCAGAGAAGTCCTGAACCTTGAGGGTCAAGTCTGAACTCGTAAACGAGGTATCCACACCTTTTTGGAGGTTGATAACCAGCGGAATCGAGGTTTCAGTGTAGTCCTGAGCGGAGAAGGTAGCGCCAGTACGGATGGTTGCTTTAGCAGGACGACGAATGTTCATCGTGTCACCGATTTTCATCGAGTCTTTGCCAAATTCCATCTGATGCTTGCGAGACACCTTCTTACCAAGAACGATGTTGTTTTTGAGTACACGAATGCACTCGTCGGTATACATTACCGGGTTTTGGAAGCCGTTTGCCATGATAAATCCTTAACGAAGTTTTCCAGCCTTTTGCTGCTTTTGTGCCCAGGCGTAGTAATCCTCTGGATTTCCGGTAAATTCTCCATCCACTGAGGACGGTTTACCAGCCACAGGCTTACCGGGCGCGGGCGCCGATGTTACTTTCTGTGGACTTTTGAGTGAGGCGCTTAACTGCCCCAAAAGAATACCGTGTAGCTCTGTCGGTTGCTCTCGAAACTGCTTTTCCAACTCAGGGTTCTTCGCCATGTGGTAAGCGATTAGCGGTCCATCGACCATTTTCGTAATCAACTCAGCCACGTTGTTCGGGAGGTTTGGTTCCCAATCTTCGACTACTTCCCTAAAGTCTGGAATTGTCTTTTCTACTGCATCGCGGCGCTCAAGGAATTGACGTTCGGCAGTCTTGGCGGCGGTTTCCCGCTCCGTAGTGCCTCGTTTTTCCTCTTGCTCTCTGGAGAACTTTTCAATGATCGCTTGGGCTTTTTGCTCGGCACGATATTCGGCACGGGCAGTAACAAAGTCCTCGTAATCAGCAAATTGGTCCCTCGTTGGCTCACCTTGGGGTTGACTAGGCGTTTGCTTACCTTCGAGCATCGCCAGAATCTTGGCGTTTTGCTCCAAAGCCTGCTTTGCCATTGCGTTGGCAGCGTGTTTTTCAGCGGTCAGTTCATTGATTCGCTTTTGGACACTCTGTTGTCGCTTTTCGTCTCGCCGTTTAGTTCGCTCCGCATCCTCGTTAGCTATTCGAGCGTTCTTTTCCTCATCAGTCTCTTCCGGTGTGGTTGCTTCACCTTCCGGGGGTTTTACCTCGGATTCAACCGTATCACCCGAAATTTCAGCATCGGGGAGCTGTTCTTCATCAAGACTCATGGATTTACCACGTTAAACCCGCTTGTAAGCCAAGCGGTAAGCTTTATGATTCCATCCACTCCACAGTGACAGTAATTGAGCCACCGGCAATGGTTGCACCATTCAAATTAACCGCCAGAACGTCAGCCGAACTGCGAAGTGCAATCGGCTGCATTCCATTAGCAACTAAATCAATAACCATAGGATTCGTACCACCTGCCGCAACACCCAAAGGGACTACAACAGCAGCGATATTTCCACCAGTCGGGGCCGTAGCCGTGCCGGTGGTTGGGTTAGCCGTATAGGACCGGACCGTAGCTTTAGCTGATTCAGTCGTTTGGCTGTCCCGAACTACGCCGGTAATCGTGGAGGCCGTACCAGCAGAGTTAGCGGTTGTTCGCTTGACAACCAAGACGGAGGCTGCGGTAGCAGCGGTAGCGATACCTGAAATAATGAGTCGAACAGGGGTGCAGAGAAAACCGTCAGCCCCCGTAATGGTGAAAACGTCCGTTGCAGCAGCGGCAGCAGCAAGAGTGCCACCAGCCGAATAACTACGGTTCCCTAGTGGTGCAATAGCAACAGTTTGTGTCATGGTTTCACCTTGGTCGAAATAGTAGCATAAAAGCCACAGTTGTCAATATACAACGGTTTCACGTGAAACCTACATCATCATCATAAATTCTTCGTCTTCCAAATCCTGAATTTGGCGTAATTTTTGCTTTCTCAACAGGGCTAGGCTATGTAGCTGGCTCTTTTGAAGTTCATGGAGCAGGTTAAGATAGCCGGTTTGCCCGCTTTCTAGCTCCATTAACAATGCTTCATCCGCTCGTTTCCCTGTTTTGTCTGACCGTGCCACCATCTCTATGGCTTGAACTACTTTTGGAGGGATTTTCTTCTTCCACTCCTGCGGGTCCATTGGATAAGGTGTCCAATATGGACTGTGGCGAGAATATCCACCCTCAATGATGTTCGTCGTTGGTGCGGCATCAGTTATATCCTGACCAGTAATCAGGTAAGTACCTGAACTTAGATTGTCAGCGTAGTCAACAGCACCTGTTTTTACGTCTGTAATGTCCTGTCCAACATACAGATATGCGCCTGGACTCAGGTCATCCGCTACATTGGTACTTCCGGTTGCAACTACGTCTGTTATGTCATTTCCGGTATAGACGTAAGAGCCTTTGGACAAGGAATCGCTAATTGCGATGCTATCGGAGACTGTTTTTCCACTGATTACATAAGCACCCGCAGACAGAGAATCCGCATGGATAGCGGTGTCTGTAACCGTTTGACCGGCTATTACATAAGTGCCTTTTGAGAGATTGTCTAGTCGTGCTACAAGGTCAGATACCGTTTTACCGGCTATGACATAAGCACCAACGGAAAGAGCGTCTGACTTTGCTACTGAGTCAGATACCGTTTTTCCTGAGATTACATAAGTACCTACCGATAGGTTATCGGCATAAGCAGTCGGACCACCCGGCGTTGTTAGCGCAAGGAGCAGGCTCACACAATAGTACCTTCAACATGGCCGTTATCAAGCATGTACTGATAGACGGCTTTGCTCATATCTTCCCTGCGGGTCAGTCCTGCTTCTGGCATTCCACCAAGGATTTCATTGGTTTGCGCTGGGGATAAAACGACTACTTTCTCTGTCATTCCTGTAAAACTTCCATCAGCAGAGATATACCCTGTTCTTAGAGAAATAGTCGAGCTACCGTCAGCCGCTAGAAGAACTGGAAGCATCTTGTAAGCTAGGGTGACTTCGGTTCCTATGATTGGCATATCGTGTCCTTAGCGGTAGTAGCCCATGATCGTTACATCGCCCCGGAAAATCTCTGTCGCCGTAGCGGTTCCAGTCGGGACTTGCAGGATGACCTGAACAAAACGGCTTGGCTCACAGACCAGCGGAGCCTGCGAGAAGTCCCGCACAATCTCCGGGACTGCGGCTCCTGCCAGAAGACCTACCGTGAACCCCATCGTACCCAACGCAATGCGCCTTGGGGCAATCGCAAAGCCAACGCCGGTATTCACCACCGTATCAGCCGTTGCCAATGAAACCGCCGAGGAGTTGACCGCGATTGACCAGTCAAAAATTGTCGGAGTCGTAGCCACCGCCACGACAGTATTCAAAGCTGTGAT